AATTTATTCAATCTCACGGCTCAGATAGAAACAAGCTACAACTCAGATGCACCCCTTACACAAGCAAAAAAGGAGGATACGGTTCGTTTGATTTAGATTTTGGTTTGTGTGTTTACCAACACCAACAATCCAAAATTGATGAGCTGCAAAAGAGGGTGGATGCGGTCAAGCAATTGATTCAGGAATATAGAGACCCTCCAACAGAAGATAAGACATTTTGTCATGCACTTTCAATTGTCGCTTACGAGTTAGAGCAAGCGCTTAAGGGTGGTGGGGATGAGTGACTACATGAACATGACACTTGAGCAGCTTCAGCAAGAACATGCTGAGTTGCTTGAGTTTAATGAGATGCTTGATAAGAAGTACAAGCATCATGCAGCAAGAGCTGAAAAGTACAGACGCAAGTGTGAATCTATAGCAAGTTTATTCGTCGTTCCTAGTGAAAATCACCAAATGACAATTAAAGCAATCCAAACAATTTTGGAAAGGGTTGGTGAAGAATGACCACATTCAAAGAGGCTCAAAGAAGTAGATCAAAACCTGTGGCTAGATCAAACGTCAAACAGAAATTTAGATCAAAGGTCAGCAAAGGTGAAGCTCTTTTAGAGAATCACCTCAATGCTTTAAAGATTCCATTCACTAAAGAGTTCCGTTTTCACCCTGAGCGTAAATGGCTTGCAGATTTCAGAATTGATGACATGCCTATCTTGGTTGAGGTTGAAGGCGGTGTTTTTAGCAATGGTCGTCATACAAGAGGCGAAGGCTACACAAAAGACTGTGAGAAGTATTCAGCAGCAGCTGTAAACGGTTGGTTTGTAATTCGTGGCACTACTGCACAGATCAAAGAGGGATTAGTCATCCAGTGGATTGAGAAGCTTATTGAACGGTTGAGAGGTGGGTGATGGATAGAGAAGCATTAAACCTAGCAAGACGTTGGAATGTTCAGAAGATGAAGCATTGGTACTCAGATGCATGGAATGATCTAATTGATTCACTAGAAGAGTTTCTAAAGTTACTACTCATAATTTCGCGCTTAGTTTTATCTCCAATACTCATGATTTTCTACATTGTGGGTATTGGATCTGCATATAAGCAGCTCAAAGACTACAACAAAGAAAGTCGTGAGCGAGTAAGAAAACACATAGAACGATCAGAAAAGAATTGAGGTGACGGTATGAATGCAGTAGCAGCTAAGTTTGAACAGTTTGAATGGTTGACTCATGGCTTAACAGCGAGTTCACCAAGTTTAGAACCATGTGTTCGTGGCACAGGAGAGAAACCATTGGATTATCAAGATCGCTTGGGTGCTATTGCTTCAATGGATACTCAATTAGCAAAGTCAGTAACAGCTTTGATTATATTTGATGGCAAGGCTCAGAGTGATTATGAGTATGTTCGTCAACACTTGGCAAATATCTTAATCAAGAATGCTGTAAGTGATAAGAAGCGAGAGCCTGAGGGCATTGCAATGTATCATCTAGGGTGGTTAGTAGCGAAAATGGTTTTAGATTTCGCCTTAGACCCTGATCTTGAAGATAACTACACTGCAAAAGGTCGTTTGGCTTATGCTGGCATTAGATCAAATCAAATGAGTGTGGAGTGCTATAGAAAGACATGGAAGAGTTATGAAAACCTTATGATAATGTCAATTGAATCCGCAATTGATGAAGCAGCTAAAGCCGTGGAAAAGTATAGAAAAAATACTTACAAAGATATGAAAGTATAGGGATTCCATTTTTTTGGAAACTAGAGTATAGTTTTTCTATACTGGTCGTACTACGCAGTAAAGTGACCAACTGATTAAAGCTCATCGAAAGGTGGGCTTTTTTGTTGTCTGTAAAAAGATAATTTACCCTACTGGAGTGCCGACCAGTGGAACATGCCTTCGAGTAAACCTGCTTAATGCAGACTAGACTAGGGAGTGGCGTCCCGACCTAAAGAGGATTGAAAGCAAGTAAAGCAGACCGTGCATGTTAGGTATGTGTGATTGTGAGTAGCGGTAGATCAGTTGCCGAGCTGGTCAATATCGTAATCTAAGGCAGGGTGTGGCAGTTTGCCATGCCCTTTTTAATTTAGAGAAGTGAATTCTGATGGGGTTTCTCGTTGGTTGCTAGCGTTCACTTCATCTAAGTTAATAACAATAACGGGCCGCTATGGACGAAGAAGAACTCAAGCAAATTGAAGAAGATTGTCAGCGGTTTAGAAACACGGTTAGAACAGCACTGTATTTAGTGCCGATGTTCTTTATGGCGTATGTGGTTTGGTGTAATTGGTGATTATATGGACCTAATCGAAGCAAAGAAGAATCTTGAATCATTGCATCAAGATAAAGAGAAACTACAAAGCCTTAACCATCTCAATTCAACGTTTCAGTTTAAGCAAGCATGTCAGCAACGCATTCACGACATAGATAAGAACATCAACAACATTCAACACAGTATCAAACGCTATGCGAAACCTTAAGCGATTGGCAGCAATTAGAAAGCTGCCGTGTGTGGTGTGTGGTAGATCACCAGTGGATGCTGCTCACAGTAATCAATCGAATCACGGTAAAGGCATGGGATTAAAGGCCTGTGACTCTAAAACGATTCCATTATGTCGCAACCATCATCAAGAGTTTGACCAATTTCAGAAGTTGAATAGATCAGAATCGGTCGAGTGGTTCGACAAGATGCTAGAAAAGACTGAGTTGATGTTGCGAAAAGATGACGAGGTGTTCTGATGAATAACAATTATGTTCCAGAGTGGTACACAACACCATTTGAGCACATGCGTTACACACTGGTCAGGAACCAAGATCAACTCGATATTCTATTTGATAGCGTAAAAGCGCCATTTGAATTTTTAGAGAGTGGTGCGGATGCCAGGGTAACATTTAATGATGACCATGCAATTGTTCAGATTAAAGATTGCGATTGGTGGGATTTAAACCAAATACATGGCCTTTTACTTCATGAAGCTGTGCATATCTGGCAAGAGCTAAAAGAAAAAATGGGGGAAGAAAGCCCAAGTGTCGAGTTTGAAGCTTATTCAATTCAAGCATTAGCTCAAGATTTATTTGATCTGTATGAAAAAAGCAGATGAGGATGAGATTTTTTAACTGAGCCAATAGGCTCTTTTTTTGTGAGAACTAAAATGGAAAACCAACATCGTAAAATCAAAGGCTATCGTGAACTTTCACAAGAAGAAGTTGATTTAATGAATCGCATCAAAGAGAAAGGTGCAGAATTGCTTGCACTTCAAGCTGAATTGGCTGGTCGTCTTGATACCGATACAGAAGTTAAGTTAGCAAATGCACGTAAATCTATAGAAGGTCATGAGTACGAAGGTCGTCCTTACACCGTTTACAACGGCAATACAGATGAATGTCATGAGTACCGTCGTTTTGAAGAGGCAGAGCCATTACGTTGGGCTGCAATTGGTAAAACAGATATTCAGACTGGAATTATGGCATTGGTTCGTGCAGTAGCTCAACCAACAGGTTGTTAAGTCACCCTCGGGTGGTTTTTTATTGAGGTGAGCATGAAAACAGCAGTGTTCACAATTAAAGATCATTCTGACATTACTAAAACAATGTCTTATCTGCATACAAACTACACCAAAGCTAATTTTGAGAATAAGCCGCTTGTCGTTGAGATTAAGCCATTTGATGGTGATAGATCAAAGGCGCAAAATAGGCTCTATTGGAAGTTCTTAACTCAATGGGCAAAGCATCAAGGCACAGATAAAGATGCAGAGCACCTTTTCTTTAAGAAAAAGTTTCTTGCTGTGATCTTCTACCGTGATGATGTTGGGCAGTATAGAAATACATTTGATGCGGTAAAGGCGCTAAAGAAACAGAATCACCCGATGTATCAATATGTCGCAGATGGGTTGAATGAACTGATTAGCACCACTGATGCATCAATTGCTCAATTCACCGAATACTTAAACGACATACATGCATTTTGCTTAAAGCAAGGGTGTTATTTAGAAACGCCTGATGATTTGATGTATGCCATATCATAACATTATGATTTAATGTCTTTTCATTTAAAAAAAGAAGGCACTATATAATGAAAATTGGATACATTGGTGGGGTTAGACATGGCAAGAAAATCAGTGTTTTAGAAGGGTATGATAAAAGTAAATTAGATTGGGAAATTAAAGTAGATCCCCCATTTAAACAGCCTACATCTCAAACAAACGTCACAACATTTACAACGACTACAGAACAAGAAACCTATCAACTTAAAGTTTTAAAGAAAAATGGTGAGTTGAAATATTTCTACGTTGTCCAAGACTTATCGCGTGAAGAAATTGAAAGTAGCTTGGATGAATGTTGGGAAAATTCGGACAATTTGGGATATGACTTTGACTAACTAAGAGCCCTCTTCGGAGGGTTTTTTAATAGGTGAGATTTATGAAAAGACCATATCCACCTGAATGGGTATTAGAACTCAGTGACGATATGTCTATGAACTTCTGCCCAGCGCCTGAAATTACTGATTGGCTACATCAAGGGATATTAAACCCAGAGAGTAAACTTTATAACGAAGAGCATGAGCACTTAATTGATCACTCTGGGGTTAAGTTTTTGTGGGCTGAGTGTGGCTTTGCTAAGCAAGGCAGAGACATTCATGGACAAGCAGAGATAGTGGCATTTAGAGCTAGTGGTTGGCAGAAAGACCGACAAGAAGCTCAAATGATCAAATGGTTTGGGGAATTACCTAAGGCGCTAATTACTCTTGATGCTCGATATTGCACTGACTGCGCAGATGAAGACTTTATGGCGTTGGTTGAGCATGAGTTATATCACTTAGCTCACAAGCATAGCTCGATGGGTCCTTGTTACGACGCAGACAATAATGCAGTCCTACAAATGCGTGGACATGATGTAGAAGAGTTCCATGGTGTAGTTAGGCGTTATGGAATGTCTAAAGATGTACAAACTATGGTGGAGCTTGCAAATGATGGTCCGATTATATCTAGGGCTAGTATTGCTCATGCATGTGGAACGTGTCTTTTGAAGCTGGCTTAATTTATCAACCACTTCCGATACGTAATGATACAAAGAGGTGGTTATGGCAACACTAAAAGAGCCTGTAAAAATCTTTATTGTCCAGTCTCTTGCTTGTCGTGACACCCCTCAAGAAGTAGCAGATGCTGTAAAACAAGAATTTGGCATTGAAATAGGGCGACAACAAGTTGCTGCATATGACCCCACAAAGGTTCGAGGAAAAGATTTAAGTAAAAAGTTTGTTGATTTGTTTAATGCAACAAGGGAAGAGTTTGATAAGGGTGCTTTTGATATCCCAATTGTGAATAAGTTCTATCGCCTTCGAGAAATTCAGAAGATGTATGAAAAGGCTGGTAAAAACGTTCAGCTAAGGCAGAGCTTAATTAAATTAGCGAGAGAAGAAAGTAAGCCTGATCAAAAAGATTCAATGTCTGAGAAAGCGCAAATTGAACTTGAAATCAAAAAGCTTGAGTTGGAAGAAATAAAACGTCGAGTCAATCCACCTAAAGAGAAGCCACCAGAAGAAGATTATCGCCTTGATCTAAAGCCAGACGAGGAATTGCCGAATGAACCTATCCTTTAGTCCTGAAGGTGCAGTAGAACTAACACCTAAACAGGCAAATATTTATGTTTGGGGGTGGCAGCCAGAAGCACGTTTTAGAGATGCAGTGTGTGGTAGACGGTTTGGTAAAACATTCTTAGCAAAAGCAGAGATGCGCCGAGCTGCTAGATTGGCTCAGAAGTGGAATGTATCTGTAGAGGATGAAATCTGGTATGCAGCGCCAACCTTTAAACAGGCCAAGCGTGTATTCTGGAAGAGATTAAAACAAGTAATTCCGCCTTCTTGGCGCTTTGGCAAGCCCAACGAAACTGAATGCACCATCACTTTAAAAAGTGGTCATGTAATTCGTGTTGTAGGTTTAGATAACTACGATGATCTTCGTGGTTCTGGTTTATTTTTCTTAATCATTGATGAATGGGCGGATTGTAAGTGGGCAGCATGGGAGGAAGTTCTTCGACCAATGCTTTCTACCTGTAAATATATTGTTAATGGTCTTCAAAGGGTCGGTGGGAATGTACTTAGAATTGGCACACCAAAAGGTTACAACCATTGCTATGACACTTGGATGGATGGTCAGGATGGTAGAGAGCCAGATCATAAAAGTTGGATTTACACATCATTGCAAGGTGGGAATATTCCAGCGAGTGAGATTGATGTTGCTCGTCGTAAAATGGATCCTAAGACATTTCGACAAGAATACGAAGCAAGCTTTGAGACTTACCAAGGCGTTATTTATTACTGTTTTGAGCGAACTCTAAACCCTACTGAGCGAATTGTTCAGTCTAGTGATGTTCTACATATTGGTATGGACTTTAACGTTCAGAAAATGGCAGCAGTTGTCTATGTTCGGGATGGTGAGTACCTATATGCTGTAGGTGAATTCAAAGATTTGTTTGATACACCTGCAATGATTGAGGCGATAAAAGCGAAATATCCTGACTTTGAGGTAAATGTTTATCCTGATGCTTCAGGTGATAACCGCAAATCCAGCAATGCAAGCGAGACGGATATTGCACTACTTAAAAAGGCAGGATTTAAAGTTCATGTGAATAGCAAAAACCCTGCTGTTAAAGATCGCATCAACTCAATGAATAGTCGCTTATGCAATACATTGGGCGAAAGACGTTTGTATGTGAATCTTAAGCAATGTCCAGAGTTTGCAAGAAGCCTTGAGCGTCAAATCTATGATGAAAATGGTCAGCCAGACAAAAAGGCAGGCTTTGACCACCTAAATGATGCTGGAACTTATCCAGTTGCATATATGTTCCCATTGAATAAAGCAGTTATTGGAGAGACTCCAATTTATGGATTAATGTAGGTGAATTATGACAGTTAGTACTGTTCATCCCGATTATGCTAAAGCAATACCAGATTGGGAGTTTATGGATTATGCCTTGGGCGGAGAGCGCTGCGTTAAAGAACAGGGTGTGACTCTGCTACCCAAGTCACAAGGCATGATATTGGCAGAGAAAGCAGACCCATCAAACAGCCGCATTTATGAGTCGTTTAAGCAACGTGCTGAATATCCTGAATGGGTGCGTGATTCTAAAAGAGCAATGATTGGTCTAGTGTCAAAACTTGAGCCAGATATCAATATTGTAGATTCACGGTTAAAACCATTGATTGAGCAGGCCACAACAGATGGGTTTGGCTTAAAGCAATTATTCCTTCGAGTAGTAGAGGCTCAGTTGTCTTATGCACGTTGCGCTTTGATGCTTGATTTCGACGATTCAGGTAAGCCATACATTGCGTTGTATTGGGCAAAAGATGGTATTAACTGGAAAGAAAAGACAGTTGCAGGGCGAACAGACTTGACGCTTTCAGTGTTTAAAGAAGCTCACGATAATTCTGAAGATGAATTTGCTCACAATAAAGAGTGCTTTTACCGAGCTCTTGATATTATTGACGGCAAATACAGATCAAGATTATTTACTGACGACAATACAGTAATTGAAGAAACATATCCGGGCTTAGGTAATAAGACACTTTCGTTTATTCCTGTTGTTTACGTTGGCAGTATGAATAATACGCCTTCAATTGACGAAATGCCTTTAATGACAATGGCTAAGGCGGCTATTAAGTATTACCAGTTAAGTGCTGAATATTTCCAAGAGTTGCATTTAACTAGTCATCCTCAACCTTGGGTTTCAGGTGTTGATGAAGATAAGCCTTTGCGTGTGACGGGTCCAATGGCTGCATGGCAATTACCGCAAGGTGGGCAATGTGGATATCTCGAAATTCAAGGTGTAGGCATTGAGGCTAAACGCACTGCAATGCGTGACCAAAAGAATGCAGCTTTAGAGGCTGGTGCTCGTGTAATGGATATTGGTGGTGCTGAATCAGGCGAAGCTCGAAAAGCTCGTCAAGATGATCAGTATTCAACATTGTACGGAATGGTTATTACTGCTGCGGAGGCGATTGAGCAAGTCATTAAATATGGTGCATTGTGGCTTGGGCTTAGTGATAAAGACTACCGCTTCAATGTAAAACCTGACTTTGGTTCTCTCGGATTTGATGTGAACCTTGCTAAGCAGCTATATGAAGCAGCTCTAGCTAACAAAATATCTATGGAGACCTATTGGGATTACATCAGAACTGGGAAAATCCCAGATATTGAATATTCACAAGAACTTGATCGCATTGAAAATGAAATGACCAACAGCCCTATGACTGGGTATGTTGCAGGGGTGACTAATGAACAATCAGGTGTCACAACAAGCGCTACTTGATGCTTTAGTTTCTCATCAAGCTTATCTTTATAGGCTGTCTTCAACTGAAATCAATAAACTCTTAATTCAGTTTGATTCTCTTTCATTTGAGATGATTTCAAAATTAAGGGATTTATTGGATGGCTTAAGTGATGCGGAAATGACTGCATTAATGGCAGGACAATACACTTCACCAGCATTAAAAGAAGTTAGGACATTAGTTCAGACTTGGCAAGTAAGTGTGGCAACTGGATTACTTGAGAGTTTCACTGTAAGTGCTACAGCATTGGCAGTATACGAAGCCACATATCAAGCTAAAACTCTCGCTAATCGCAAGATAGAGCCAAATGGCAAGGCGCTATTCAACAAGACAAAGAAAACGCCTTTAAGTGGTGGTGTACTGCTTGATTCTATTTTTGCGAGGATTGCAGATGATACGCGAGTAAGAGTAGAGCAGACTATTCGAGATGGCTTATCTCAAGGTCAAACGAATCAACAGATCGTGCAGCGAATTAAGGGCAAGAAAGCACTTAATTACCAAGATGGATTGCTTGATCAGAGTAGAAACCAGATTTCTACAATGGTCCGTACTGCTCGAAGTCATGTTTCTAATGTTGCCTTGAATGAAACATACACTACCATTGGCGTTGAGTATGTGAAGTTCATTGCAACATTAGATAGCCGTACTTCTAAAATCTGTATGGGTTACTCAGACAAGGTTTACAAGAAGGATGAACCTCATCCAGTGCCACCACTTCATCCAAACTGTAGATCAATTTTAATTCCCGTCTCTGATGACTCAGGAAAGACCATAGGTATGCGACCATTCAACAATAAAGTGAATGGTGAGGGTGAAATTGGTGTTGTTGATTCAAATACAACTTTCAAAGGTTGGTTTGATAAACAAGAAGAGGCTTTTCAAAAGTCTTGGCTTGGGCCCGCACGTTACAAACTATTCAAAGATGGTAAATACTCTCTTGATAAGTTTTTAGATCCGTTGACAGGTCAGCCATTCACACTTACAGAACTCAAAAAGCTTGATGAAGAAATGTTTAAGAGGTTGGGATTGTGATTACCACAGAACAGCAAATTATTAATGACCTTATTCTCTGGTCTTGGACAATTCCACGGAAATAACTGAATTCAACCTTAGCACCTTCGGGTGCTTTTTTATTGCCTGAAGCAAAGCCAAAGGCTCCAACAATTAAATCCGCAAGGCGGTATCTCTAGGAGATTTTAGATGTCTGAATTTTTAAAACGCCAATTAATGTCTTTACAAAATCAAGCTGGTGCAGATGGTGGTGAAGGTGGTTCTGGTGGGCAAGGCTCAGTACAGATCAACTTTGAAGATCCAGCGATCAAAGCACAGCTAGACCAATATGTTGAGCAACATGTTTCAGGTCTCAAAGCCAAAAACAACGAGCTTCTAGGCAAGAACAAAACCTTATCTGATGAGTTGACCAATTTTAAAGGTCAGTTTGAAGGATTGGATATCGGAGCAGTAAAAGGTTTGCTTCAAAAAGCTGGGCAAGATGAAGAAACGAAATTACTTGCTGAGGGCAAGATTGACGAAGTATTCGGAAAACGTACCGAGCGATTAAAAGCAGAACATCAGAAGTTGTTCGATGCTGAAAAGGCTCGAGCTGACAAGGCAGAAGCTTATGCAAATAAGTTTAAGCAGTCAGTTGTTAAAGGTCAAATTGCTCAAGCATTCAGTGCGGCTCAAGGTTTATCGGAAGCTACTGATGACATTACAGCACTCGCATTATCTAAGTTCTCATTAGACGAAAACGGCAATGCAGTTGCGATTGATGCAAATGGTGACGTAATTATTGGTAAAGATGGCAAAAACCCACTTACTCCAAAAGAGTGGATTGAAGATATTCGCGAATCAAAACCTTACTTCTTCCCAAAACCTAATGGTGCAGGTGGTCAAGGTGGCAACAATTCAGGCAACAAAAACACAATTAAACGTAGTGAGTTCGATGCAATGAATCCTACTGAAAAAGCTAACTATATCCGCAAAGGCGGCAATGTAATTGATTAATGGAGCTAATAAATGGCTAACACTTTAACGGGCCTAACGGTCACTATTTTTAATGCGCTTGATGTTGTATCTCGTGAATTAACTGGTTTTATTCCAGCAGTTTCATCTGATTTGACTTATGACCGCGCTGCTAAAGGACAAACAGTAACCTCACCTGTAGCACCTGCTGCAACTGCATCTGATATTGTTGCTGGTGTGACACCACCAGATGATGGCGATCAAGTTATTGGCAAGGTCGATATGACCATTACGAAAGCTCGTCGCGTCCCTGTGCGTTGGAATGGTGAAGAAAAGCTTGCACTTGATAATAACGGTGCATCTTACAACACGATTCTTCGTGATCAGTTCGCTCAAGCAATGCGTACGCTTGCGAACGAAGTTGAAGCGGATGTTGCAGGTTTGGCAGTTGGTGCGTCTCGCGCAGTGGGTGTAGCAGGTACAACACCTTTTGCAACCAATTTGAAAGACAGTGCTCTTGCGTTGAAAGCTCTTCAAGACAATGGTGCGCCGAAAGGTGACTTACAGTTGGTAATTGATACCACCGCAGGCGCAAACATGCGTACGCTTGGGCAATTAACTAAAGCAAATGAAGCAAATGATGATTCGTTGTTACGACGTGGTGTGCTTTTAGATGTGCATGGTTTTGCTATCCGTGAATCTGCACAAGTGGTTACTCCTGCATCTGGCACAGGTGCAAGTGCGACTACGAATGCAGCAGGCTATGCAGTTGGTGCAACTGCTATCACTCTTGCAAGTGCAGGTACAGGGACAATCGTTGCGGGTGATGTAGTTAGCTTTGCAGGTGACACAAACCAATATGTGGTTGTTGCTGGCGATGCTGATGTTTCTAACGGTGGAACCATCACAATTGCTAAACCAGGATTGCAAAAAGCAATTCCAGCAGCTGCAACGGGAATCACAGTTGCTGCAAGTTCAACTCGCAACTTGGCCTTTGCACGATCTGCAATTGCATTAGCGACTCGTATTCCTGCACTTCCTGAAGGTGGTGACTCTGCTGATGACCGCATGATCGTTACCGATCCCGTTAGCGGTTTGTCGTTTGAAATCGCCATTTACCGTCAATACCGTCAAGTGCAGTACGAAGTATCACTTGCTTGGGGTTGTGCAATGGTCAAACCAGAGCACTCAATCATCTTGCTTGGCTAATGAATTGGGGCTTCGGCCCCATTCTTTTTGGAGAGAAAAATGTCTAAGACTGTAAAGATTAAACCTAGTCATAAGTCACAAGGTGAATTTGTAATTATCTCTGTAGAGCAATTCAATCCGTCAGAGCATGAATTGATAGAAGGTGAGGTGCTGCCAATTGCAGAGGGTGAAATTGCCAATGATGCGCTTATTCCTATAGAGCAATTTGATGTTGTAACTGAAAAACTTGCTCAAACTGAAGAAGAATTGGCTGTTGTAAAAGGTGAATTTATTGCCTTTAAGAATGACATTGAAGCCATGAAAGCTCGCATTGAGGAGCTTGAGTCTGGAAAAGGTATTCCTGATCCGCTTGATGGGCCTAAAGAGGGTGACTATTCAAATTGGTCAAACGAGCAGTTAAAAGCACATCTAACTGATTTAGGAATCAAGCACAAAGCATCAGCCTCTAAAGAGGATTTAATTAGTCTCATCCCGAAGGAATAACACATGATTGAGTACATTACCGTAGCAGATATCGATGCAAAACTAGGTAACGATTGGGCTGATAGTGAAAACGCCAAAGCTCGTGCGGTAATGATTACCAATGTTTGGCTAACTAATTTAAAACTACCTGACACAACAAATAATCAACCATTAAAAGATGCGATCCTATTAGCTGCTGTTGAGTTGATACCTGATGCCGTTAGTGGAAATCTTTATACTGATATAGAAACTGGTGTGTTGAGTGAAACGGTATCAGCTCAATCAGGAACAAGTGTTTCTAACACCTATTCAGCCACTCATAAAACCTATTTAGCAAGTGAGAATTTGGCTTTAGCTATACTCAAAACATGGCTAGATGATGGATTGGGTAATGTGATTTTGCTAGTGAAGATTTAGCTATGAGATCAAAAATACAATCAAAACTAGGAAAGGCATTTAGCACAATGCTTGCTGATGCTGTTGATACCTTTACTTGTACCCGCAAGTTACTAACTGGATCTAATCCAGCTACTGGTGAGGATACGTACACCGAATATGTTTATGGCGGTCGTGGCGTCCTGTTTGGAAGCTGGGCAAAGGATTTGGTGAAGCCTATAGATTACCGCGCCACAGACTCTAAAGCCGTGCTACTGCAAAATGAAGTTAAGGATGCAGCAGGAACTTTAGTTGAGCCAGATGTTAACGACATTTGGGTGATTGAAGGCGGTAATTATCGAGTCGTGAGCTACAGTCAGGACCCATCATCAAGTGTGTGGACTTGTCAGTTAAGGAAAGTCTAATGTGGAAGGTTGTTAAATATCATGATTCAGTTCATGTAATGCCAATTGATGATCTTATTGAGCATCAACAGGAAGATTGCGAATGCTTTCCTGTATATAAGGATGGCGTGTATGTTCATAATTCAAAAGATGGTAGGGAATTAACAGAGCAATTGCCGAGGTGTTAGATGGGATGGAGCAGCAAACCAAGTGCCTTCACTAAAACAATTGAAGCCGACCTAACTAAAAAGCAAAAAGATATTGTGATTGATGCATTACAAGGGGTGGTAATGCAAAGCCCTGTAGACACAGGTGCTTATAGAGCATCACACCGAGTCAGCATTAACCAGACAGACCAATCATTCAATGAGGCAGAGAAAGACAAGGGTGGCGGCTCAACCATAAGCAATGGAACAAGCGCTTTATCTCGTTTAGTACCTTATTCGGTTGTCTATATTCAGACAAATGCGCCTTATGCCAATAAGATTGAATTTGGCGGCTTTACAACAAAAGCTGAGACCGAGAAAACAACAGGCGGTTATTCTAAACAAGCACCCCAAGGCGTTTACTCCACAACTTTTAACTATATTGCTCAGAAATACGGTGGATAAAAATGGCAATGACTTTAGACCAAGCACGACAAGCCATTATCACTAGAGCAATGGCATTTACTGGTATTGAGCAGACCCGAATTAAATACCCGAATAAAGATTTTACAGTGCCAGTTGATGGTCTTTGGTGTGACATTAACGTCTTGTGGGGCGGTTCAATCATTGCAGCAATTAGTGATTCACCTTGCACAAGACGAACAGGCATTATCTCAATCAACTGTATGGCTCGTTTAAACACTCATGAAGTGGCAATAACAAAGCTTGCTGATGCATGGCTTGCTCACCTCGAATACTACACGGTTGACCAATTGGAAATACTGCAAGGCCAGGTGCAAAACCTTGGGAACAATGGTGACTTTGTGCAGTACTCAATACAAGTTTTCTTTAGGGTAAACTAGAAAAGTGTTATAATATCTTGGTGTTGACTGTTGTTTGTGGAACATTATGAGAAAACTAACAACTGACGAATTTATCAAAAAAGCTACAGCAAAACATGGCCTGAAGTATGATTATTCAAAAGCAGAATACATAGGTAGTCACAAAAAATTAGAAGTTATCTGCAGTGATCATGGATCTTTCTTTATAGCCCCATCTAACCATTACGCAGGAAAGGGCTGTGCTAAATGTGCAACAGTTATAAATAAAGACCGATTAAGATTTTCAACAGAAAACATAATTACTCAATTTAAGGAAATTCATAAAGATAAATATGGCTATTCAAAAGTTGAGTATGTAAATATTGATGCGCCAGTAATTATAACTTGCCGTAAGCATGGAGATTTCATGCAAACTCCAGCAAAACATAAGTTAGGCAGGGGATGTGTAAAATGTCATTTTGAATACAACACTTTTAAGCGTGAAAGTTATATAAAGTTGTCTCAAGAAAAGAACAAAAGAGCAAAGCTTTATCTAATCAAATGCAATTCAGAAGATGAAAGCTTTTATAAAGTTGGAATAACTCTTAATAGCCTAGAGATAAGATTTGATTCACATAAGTTACCTTATGGTTATGAGGTTGTTCAATTGGTTGATGGCGATACAGGGCTAATTTATGACATGGAAAAACAGATACACAGCCTTCTGAAAAACTTTAAGTACCATCCTTTAAAACCTTTTAAAGGTGATGGAGAATGCTTCACAGAAGTTCCTCGAAAAATATTAGAGCTCTTGGAGTCTTTCTCAGCTCTTGAGCAAAACCAGTTAATTGTTTAAACAAGCATTCATCAACAGCCGCCTTTAGGGCGGTTTTTTATTGCCAAAAATTAGGAGCTTATTATGAGTTCAGGCGCTCGTCAGATAACACAAATCGCAAAAGAAACAGTCATAGGCACTACACCAAGTCCATTTGATCGTCAAACATTTGAGTTCACTACAAATGGACTGGACGGGACTGTATCCAAAGAAACATCCAACTCAATTGCAAATAGCCGAATTGCTCGTTCATCAATGATTACTGGAGCTGAATACGCTGGTGATCTTGTGTGTGAAGCTAAATACAGTCCATTGATTCAAGATTTAATGGCAGCAGCTGCATTTAATAACTGGGCTACTGATGTATTAACTTTTGGTGGGAATGTCCGTCAAACATTTAGTGTGCTTCGGGGCTTCACTGATGTAAATGACTACCACATCTTTAAAGGCGCTCATGTCAATACTTTTGGCATCGACATTCCAGAGCAAGGCCTAATCACAATGACTTTCGGGTTAATGGCTCTAGGTCGCTTAGGCGCAACTACTCCCCCATTGGGCACAGTAACACCTGCCGACGACAATCCTAAAATGTCTAACATCTCAGTTGGGGACATTTTGATTGATGGTGTTTCTCAAGCTGGTATCTCATGTATTACAGCATTCACCTTCAATTGGGATAACTCAATGCAGGTTCAACGCTGTTTAGGTAGTGGTATTGATCCTAAGAAGATTCTTGAAATGATTGCAGCGGGTACTGGCGCGTTTACAGTAGCTTGGTCGCAAAATACTTCGGAGATGTATGCTAAGCAATTCACGAACGCCAATATCTCTTTACGAGTACCAATTACAGACAGCGAAGGTAATGAATATGAACTATTCATTCCTAAAGTGGAAATTACAGCAAGTCTTCCGTCTGGCGGAACAGGCGACATCCTGAATACTTCTTTTGACTACACAGTGGTTGATGAGGCTCCAACAATTACTCGTACACCTGCAACGCCTTAATACTGATTCGGCAGCTTAATTGCTGCCTTCTTTTGGAGATATAACATGGCTCTTGAAGTCAATATTCAAACTAACAAAGACGTCAGCCTGTGGCGCGAATATAAAGATGCTGAAGGAAATATTCTTGCTGAGTTCAAGGTTCGCGGTATTGGATTTAAACCCTATCAAGTTGCTTTAGAGAGAGCCAACAATCAGATTACATCGAAAGGATTTGATGTTAAAAATGCATCAAAAGAAGATAAGCTTTACCATGAGTTGGTTTTAGAAGCGGCAGCATGTCATCTTATTGAAGATTGGAAGGGAGTGGTATTTGTTGAAAAAGATGAAAATGGTGAATCTATTCGCACCGAACCAGGTTATGACAGCGAAAATGCAGTCAAACTTCTTGGTATGGGTGATGTGGGTGTATCTATCTGGTTGTTCATCAAGAGTGAGGCAGAAAAAATACAACTCGAAGCCGATACATATAAGGTTGAAGTGGTGGGAAAGTCACAACCCTGTACGAGTGGGCAAAGTTCGGCTCAGAAGAAGAAGCGAACGACTACAGCAAAAAGCAAAACGCAGTCGCAAATGCCTTAAATCTCAACAACACTAAGGTTTTAACTAAGCCTGCTTATTCCTACACAGCCAATGCCATTCTATCAGCCTACAACACCATTGCTCGATCTAGACGATACGAGCAGGGTGTTCCATTGGCTTTAGATATATCAGCAATCAATGCTTATGTTGAGCAATACGATCTTCCAGTGGAGAGATACATTTTTAACGAGAGTATCTTTACACTGGATAATCTATTCCTAGACGAAGCACATAAGAAAGCTAAGGCAGAAGCTGATAAAAGGAAGAAATAGCCAAGATTATCTGATGAGTATGGTTGGGAGGTAGTTTATTTTATAGAATATCCAAAAAGGATATTAAATGAAAACAAAAGACTTCACCAAACCTGAATACTCAAACCCAATTATGGATATGTGGGAGTTCTTTAGCGAAAACCCACAGTACAGGATTTTTAGATATGAGCATATGAGTGGTGGGGTAAGAGTGTTTTATGTGGTGGTGAGTTGAGGGCCCAAGGGGATTTTTATAGAGAAGGAATCACTCGAAAGTGATTCCTTTGATTGATTACCAAGCAGGGGCGTTAAACCATTTTGGGTTTGTATCCATTTTTAGTCCGCCGAAAAAGTTGATTGATCTTAAGTCTTCGCTAACAAGCGGTACTTTTTGTTTCGTTTTAAAGTCCAATTTGATGCTTACTTCTCTCGCTAGCTCATTAGCTTTTAAGACATATTTTGAATAATACATCATGTCGTTTTGATTAATGAGCATAAGTGCTTTCCATACATCTTGCATCATAAAGTTTTGGCTTAGAACAGCTTCCGTTAATTCGCGGATTAGTTCATAGTTTTCTTTATCGAACAAAGATCCTTGTTGATCAGCTTTTCCATATAAAGCAATCAAGTGATGGACATACTCAACTGCAACAGGGATAGAGTCATAAGGTATTTCATCAAT